GGCGCGGACGCGCCCGGCTGATTGAACACGTCGGGGAAATTATTCGCGTTATCCATCTCGGTCCCTGTCGGGGAAGTCGCGCATCAATGCATCGAGCGTCGCGCGCGCAGGCGGGCCGGAGGCGCGCCCATAGACGCCCTCGGCCGCCGCCCGCAATTCGCGCGGCGTCATCGTCCAGAAATCCCCCGGCGCCAGCCGCAGGACGCCTAGGCCAAAGGCCATGGCGCGCGAAAAAGGAAAGGGCGCGCGCGGGGAGGATGCGCGCGCCGCTGCTTCGCTTTTCGCTTTCAGGCGTCCTGCGGCGTCGGAGGGTTTGCGGCCGGCGTCTCCGGCGCATCGCCGAAGGTCGCGGCGAGGAGGTCCGCCGCGATCCGCACATAGGCCGCAAGGCCCCCCGATACTTTCATGCGTGAAACGTCGTCATCCGTGAGCGCATGGCCGGCGCCGCGCAGGCCGCAGCCGATGATGCGCAGAATGTCGCGCGCCGAGAGCCTGTTCGCTTCGAAGCGCTCGGCCAGCGCCACGAGGTCGGCGGCGCCCATGCCGCTTTCAAGCTCGGCGAGAGCGCCGAGCGTGAGGCAGAGCGTATAGGTTTTCCCGTCGAGCAGAGCCTCGATTTCTCCGCGTTTTGCGTTGGCCATGTCAGATCGCCGTGAAGATGAGCGCGCCGGCCGAGTCGAGCGCGATATCGAACGTGACTTCGGCCGCGTGCTCGCCGCGATAGTCGAGATTGGAAATCTGGAACGGGCCAGCGAGAACGCCGAAACCGGGAATGACGATCTGCCAGTCCCGCAGCAAACCATCGAAGAAGACCTGACGCAGAAGAACGTCCGACGCCTGATCCTTGAAGATGCCGGTTCCCGAGACGCTGGCGCGCCGCACGCCGGCGCCGCCGAGCAATTCGCGCCAGCGTCCCGCAGATTCGGCGTCCGTGACGTCGACCGCATCGGCGTTGAGCGCGATGCGTCGGGTGCGCAAGCCTCCGATCGTCACGAAGGCGCCGTCGCCGTCGCCGATCTTGAGAAGAAGGTCCTTGCCTTTCTGGGCGGCCATTCGTGGCTCCTTTAAAGATATTCGGTGGCCGCGCGGAAGCGAATGGCGACGCGGGCGAAGCGGCCGCTCTGGTCGCGCCGCGTGTCCAGGGAGACAAAGCGCAGATCGACGAGCGCATGGCCTTCGAGCGCGAGCGGCGCCTCGTCGAGAAGATCGACGATCCGCTGCGCGAGGCCGAGCGCGGCGCCGAGGCCGCGTTGCGTCGACACGACCGCGAGCGTCTGGAATTGCTCCGCGCCGCGTGACGCCTGAGCGGACCAGTCCCGCATCTGCGTCTCCGCGAAAAGCACATAAGGCGGATCGCCGCCGCGCGGCGCCTCGTCGAAGACTTTCGGGCCGCCCAGCGCCGCGACAAGGGCGGCGTCCGCGAGGAGATGCGCCCTGACGGCTTTGCGAAGGGCGATGACGGGCGAAGCGCTCATTGACGGCTCCTCATGAAATTTCCTCACACAGGCATCTCAGGAAGCGGCGCGTCTCATCCGCGTCCTCCACGCTTTTGACGAGGAGCTTGCGGTCGCGAAACACGAAACGCATCTGGCTTGAAACGTCGGCGCGCCAACGGATCGTCACGACGCGGCGCGTCGCCTGTTCGAGGCGCTGCTCGACGAATTGCTCCTCGGCGCCGGATCTCTCGATCCGCGCCCAGACCTGCGCGATCGGCGTGAAGCCGCGGATGAAGCCGCCGACGTCGTCGGGGGCGTCGACGGGCGCCTCGATCGTGACGCGCTGGCGCAGGTCGCCAATGGTCGGCCGCGCGCTCATGCGAGTCGCTCGCGGCGAAACGGCGCGGCAAGCTGAACGACGGACCTCGGAAGCGCGTCGTCCGCATCATCGCCGCGCTTTTCTCGCCAATGCGCGGCGAGCGACATGATGGCGCGGCGCAGCGGCTCGGGCGTCTGTGCGGCGAGCGCGCCATAGCCGGCGACAATGTCGATCTCGACGCCATCCGCGCTTCGTCCCGGCGCCTGCGGCGCCGCGTTGAAGATCAGGCGTCCGCCGTCATTCGCCGCCGGCGCGCGATAGGTCGACGGCGGGACGACCTGCGCATTGTCGTTCGCGTCGAAGACGCGGATGGCCGAGACGGATTGAAAAGGCGCGAAAGGAATCGCAAGCGATGAGGCTGTGCGCACGTTCGCGGGCCAGGCGTCGAGGATGAGCCGCCAGCTCTGCGTCACGAAGAAGCGTCGCGTATAGGCTTCGAGCGTCATGCGCGCCGAGACGATCAGCGCCTGGATGAGCTGGTCTTCGTCGCTTCCGTCCTCTCGCAGCCATGATTTCGTTTCCGCGAGCGAGACGGGCTCGATCGCGGGCGCGCCGATGAGCATGGGTCGCATGCCGGCTCCTGTCGGTCCATTCGGGAAGGAAGTCCGCGGCGGCTCGCCGCGGACTGGGAAACGCGATCAGGAGACGCCGAATTTGAGCAGCTTGATCGCCTCGAAATTCTGCACGCCCCCGCCGACGCGCTTGGTCGTATAGAACAGCACATAGGGCTTGGCGGAATAAGGATCGCGCAGTACGCGAATGCCGACGCGGTCCACGACGACATAGCCGCGCTCGAAATCGCCGAAGGCGATGGAGAGGCTGTTGGCGCCAGGATCAGGCATGTCCTCGACTTCGACGACCGGGAAATTCATCAGCGAGGCCGAGCCGTCGGCGGTCGCCGGCGGCGCCCAGATGTAATCGCCCGTCGTCGTCTTGAACTGCCGCACGAGAGATTGCGCGCGACGGCCCATTGTGAATTTGCCGTTCTGGCGGTAGCCGGCGCGCAGCGCATAGACGAGATTGAAGATCGCGTCGGAGGGATTGGTCGCGGCGAAAGCGCCGGAGACGCCCGTCACGACATAGCCGACATTGCCCCAGCTCCAGCTCGCGTCGGCGACCGTCGTATAGGCGAGAAAACCCTTCGGCTTGTTGACGCCGTCGCCATTGACGAAGGCTGCGCCCTCCTGCTCCGCGAAGGCGACCTGCACTTCGTCGGCGATCCATTGCTCGATGTCGACCACGGCGTCGTCGAGAAGCGCCTGCGTCGCCGCGGGCATGGCGTAAAGCTCCATGGCCGGAAAGGTCATGTCGGCGATCTGCTGGTTTGCGGTCTGCGGGCGCGGATCGGTTTCCGCAACCCAGCCGGCGGCGGGACCGGTCGTCGAATAGGCGCGGCGCAGCGATTGCGTCGAAATCTCGCGCACGCTGGCGATCGAACGGATCGGCGAGAATTTGGCGAGGCGACGCAGGATTTCGCGCTCCGCCGGAACCGGAACGAGATAGCCGCCGTCCGGGCCGGAGCCGCGCGACATCGCCTTGGCTTCGAGCGCCTTCAGACCGCCCGCCTCGCCGGAGCGCATATAATGATTGAAGGCGGATTTATGCTCCCGGACGCCGTGATCCTCCGACTGAGCGCTTCCGCCGATGCGCGGGCGGGAAAGGTCGAGCGCCAGCCTGTCGAGCCGGTTCTTCGTTTCGTCCAGCGTCTGGTCGATGCGCGCGAGCTTCTCCTCGGTGACGGCGTCGGCGCCCATGCGCGTCTCAAGCTGAGCAAGGCGCTCGTCGTTCGTCTCCTTGAAGGCGACGAAGGCGCGGTTGAGGTCGGCGACGATTTCGTCGCCGGCGGATTTCAATTCGAGCGATGACATAAGGGCCTCGTAAAGGCGCGCATCCGCATGCGCGCCGATTGCCGGCGCGCGAGGTTTTGCGCTGAGGGAAAGCCGTCGGGAAATTCTTCTCCACGCCGGACGGCGCGACGCGGATCGGCAGGCGGCTTACAAGAACGCTTAAGCGCCCAAGCTTCGGAGCTTGAGCTGGAAGCGTAGCGCGGCTTCCTGCGCCTTCAGGCGCAAAAGCAGGGATTCGCGCATGCGCGGCGTGCGGTCGCGCTTGACGGCTTCGATGCGGGCTTGAGTCAGCATGGGGAAAGTCACAATGGAAATTTCCCAGAGGTCGATTTCATGAAGGCGGCGCATTCCGCTTGACTTGTCGGTCGTCGCGCGCTTCGTGCGAAAGCCGATGGAGAGTCCGTCGACGGCGCCGGAGCCGAGCAGCGACAGCGCCTCGCGTCCGCGCGCGACGGAGAGATCGAGCTGGCCCGCGACCTTCAGGCCTTTCGCGTCTTCGACGATTGACGTCCATATTCCGATCGGTTCGGCGGCGTCGTGTTGCCAGAGCATCTTCACGCCGGAGGCGCCGCGCCGGGCGAGAGAGCGCGCGAAGGCGCCCGCCATCACAATGTCGCCGCCGCTATCCGCGACGCCGAAGAGAGAGGCGTAGCCTTCGACGATGCCCGCCGGGCTCGCACGCGAGAGCGGGATCTCGGCGCGCTTGGTTTCGCGCGGCGCCATCAGACTTTCTCCGTCAAGGCCATGCCGCGCGCATGCATCCGCGCCAGCACATGCACGAATGTCCTGAAAATCTCGGCGTGATCGTCGAGGCGGCGCGGCGCACGGCGGCGGGCGCGTTTCTGGAAAGGCAAGCGAAATTTTCTATGCGTCATGTGTCGCTCCCACAGCGGCGGTTGAACCGGGCGAGTTCGCGCACGAAGGCGTCGAGGCGCCGCGTCGCCTCGCTCACCTCGCGCATGGCGAGATGCGCCTGCGTCGTCGCGACGCAAGCCCATAGAAAGAGCGCGAGATGGGCGAGATCGCCGCGCTCGAGAATGGCGTTGAGAATGTCGGTCATTTGCTTAATGTCCAGGCGCGGGACGGCAGCCGCGGATTGTCGCCCGGCAGGCCGAGCAGCAGCGGCGGCACGCCGAAGGCGAGGGCGATCTCGCGCGCGGCGCCGGCCTTCGACTCGGCGAAGTCCATGTCTTTCGGCGAGAGCGACAGCGCCTTCCAGTCGAGCCCG